AGGGGTTATAGTCAAAGGTTTGAAAAATCTATATAATAGAAATTATGATTAAAAAACTAATATTCAATGTTGCTAAAGAACAGTTTAGAAAAGCTCTAAAAACACACAAAGCATCTGTGCGTAGAAATAAAAAAACTAAAGGATTAACTCCAATTTTAGATTATGGATTGTTAAGGAACAAAGTTAAGCGTGATATCAAAAATACTAAATTTATGGATAAGGTTGCCTACAAAGCAGCGCCAAAAACTAAAAGTTTACCAAAAGGTGGACCAAGACCTAGAATATTTGGTAAAGCCTATGCATCAGATAAGGCAGGCAAAAGAAGTATGATGATTCCAATGATGACAAAAAGAGAAAGAGCAGCAAACCAAGAAGCTATTTCTCAGTCTGTAAGAAAATTTATGAAAGAAAGAATTGGACGTAAGAAAAAAGGTGGTGTAATCAAAGCTATGAAAGGTAAATTTATATAATGTATAAAAAAATGTTAGCTGGTGGGTTAATCACAGCAGGTATAAAAGCTGCTATAAAAAAACTAGGAAAAAAAACTATCAATTTGCAAAGAGACGCAATGGCTAAAGACATCAAGCAACATCGAAAAATGGGTTTTAAGACATCTTATAAAACCAAAGATATGACTCCTACTTCCATAAAATTAAAAAGAGTTTCAGCCAAAGAAGATATGAGACAAGGTATAAGAACTTATTTGACTAAAAAAAGTGATAAAGCAAAAATTAAAGCTAGTGGAGATAAAGCTTTTGGTCCTGGAGCTAGACTAGTATTTAAATCACTTAGAGAAGCACAAAAAAGAAAGAAAAAATTAAATTAAAATAATGCCTGGTGGATTAAAAAAGAAAGAGCTAAGAACTGATTTAGATCTTACTCCAAAACAAAAAATGTTTGTGGAGATTTTAGTTCAAGATTGGGGATCTATTACTCAACATGAAGCTTTACAAAGAGCTGGTTATAATTGTAAAGATGAGAACAGTGCCAAATCAACTGCATCACAATTATTGTCAAGAAAGACAAGTCCTCACGTTGCAAAATATTTTGATAAAAGATTTGAACAAGAATTAAAAAAATACGAAAGTGATAACCTCAGAAGATTTAAAAGATTAGATAGACTATCTAAAAAATCAGAGGAGAAAGAACAATTTGCAGCAGCTATTAATGCTGAATATAGATCTGGTCAATTAGCCGGTGCTTACGTTGATAAAAGAGAAGTCAGAGTAAGTGGTTTGGAGGGTATGTCACGTGAAGAACTTGAAAGCAAACTTAAGGAGTTATCCGAAAAGATCGATGGATACAACGCCAAGACAGTTGAAGCTGAAGTCACAGACGTTATTGAAGAAAGCTAGTTGGTCTGAGTTTATAAAATTGTTTAATCAAGTACACAACCCGCTGCTTACGTCAGTTGGTGTGGTAGAGGTAAAAGTTGATGAGAAAAAAAATAGCAATTCCTAAAAAGACTAAAAGCGAAATAGATAAATATCCAATGGTATCAGTAGAGTGGTTTGATATTGTCTCGGATAGTGCCTGGACAAGTTTTGATGCATTAAAGAAATCTAATCTAGCCACCTGCATCACTAAAGGTCACCTGTTAAGTCAATCAAAAGGTGTTACTAGAATCTTTGGAGATTACTCATTTTCAGATAATGGAAAAGATATTGAAAGTATCGGCAACACAACTATAATTCCTAATTCAGTCATCAAAGAAATAAAAAAGTTAAGTTAGATATGTCAGGAAAAAATCCGGAAAGTAGGCTTTGGCAAAAGGTAAAGCTTGGACTTAACCAATGTTTTTTAACTCGCATAGAATCTAGCTCAATCAATGGTATTCCAGATGTACATGGTGTGCATAAACAAGGAGTATTTTGGATAGAACTTAAATCTGATAAATCAAATTTTCCTAAACTAAATCGGTGGCAAATTGTTTGGATTAACCGATATGTTAAAGCGGGTGGAACTGTATTTATACTTCATGAGAACTTGGGTAAGACCCTCTCTGAGAGAACTCTTAAACTGTACAAACCGGTGTCCGTGTTCACTGATCCTCGTTCCCTCGTCTCGTTTGCCTCGTTCTCGTTCCCGTACCAATGGACAACCATCCAGCAGCACCTGCTGAAGGAGCTGGGAGCTCAGGCAGCGTGATCCTCGTTCTCGTTTCCTGGCCACGTTACATTTTACCTCTTTGTTAACGTGGCCTGGTGACGGGACCAGCAGCGAAGCTCTCGTTTCTCGTTCTCGTTTCTGGATAAATCTCGTTCTCGTTCACTGGCCACTGGTGACGTCCCTGCAGCTACAGCTCAGGGGGTGCTGGGATCTGCTTCGCTGGTAAAGTTCTGTTTGACAAAGGACACCGAATGGGTAAAGTTTGGTTGGAAAGGATTTGACACATGGCAATAGATTTTGACGCTCTCGATCTCGTTCGAACAGAGAACAAAGCTCGTTCTTACAACAATAAGGTTAGGGGGCTACAGCAGCAGGTAACCTCCCTCCAGGAGCTGGTGAAGGAAGTGGTATCGGCATTACCAAAAGAAAAGCAAAGCTACTACGAAGAGAAAATAAAAACTTATCTAAAATAGCTCTTGACATATATCCCATCAGGTCTTATGTAGAGTCTGATGATTATCATTTACACAACAGCAATATATCTGGCCATCTTATTTGGCACAGGTATTATTTCATTAAATATATAAGGAGAGCTACATGGATAAAGACAAAGAGAAAGAGAGAACTGCGCAACAAGAAGATAAACCTGAAGAAGGCAAAGTATACGCACTGACCGGTGGCCGGGGCACGCGCTGCATCGCCAACGGAAACACATGGAAAGAGTCAGAGGTGAAGGATGACTGATGAACTGAAGGAGTGGTATCTAATGCCAAGCATCAAGGAATGCCTCGCTGAGTACGAGAAGCAGGATATAGGTTTAATTGCAGACATTGCTAAGCACGGTTGCAGCGGAGGCGTCTCGGGTATTACGTACTACGCAGAAACTACTGCGTTTCATGATCACCATCAGGAGGAGATCTGGCAGCTGGTCCAGGACCACGCGGATGCAGCTGGACTGAAGAACGGTGAGTTTCTACAACACATATCAGAAGATCCAACCTCGTTAACTGGATTGGTTAACGATCTCGTTTGGTGGGCGGTTAAAGTTCGGGCCCAGGAGCTGCACGAACTGGTACCTGCAGCTGGAGCTGAAGCGTGACCTTCGTTGTCGTTTACCTGTGCCTTCTGTTTATGTTCCCAACATTTACATTGGCTGGCACGGGGATCCTGGTGCTCTCGCTCGTTGGAATCTTGTGATACCTACATGTCGTATCGTTTCTAAAGCTGGACGTCCCTGCGCAGAAGCTAATGCTGGAGTACAGGACTGCGCTGGTAACTGCTGTGGAAAGCCAAGTAGTTTGGTTTCTACTTTAGAATGGTTCTAAAAGATAATGGTTGCATTAATATATGGGAGTTGATAAGAGATAGAACAAACTAACAAAAAGGAGAAAAGTTATGGGACTAGATCAACAAGCGCACTTACGAGGGCAGAAGATTGATTGGGACAAATACTACAATGATGACAACTATGCAGATGAGAATAATTTTTTTGTCTGGAGAAAACACGCAAGACTTCAGCAGTTCATGGCGAAGAAGTGGGACGAACAAAACGCACACCACGAGCATGACGGCTCACTCTCACATTTAGGATTTAATTCTGATTGTGATGCGCCTGTCTATATCACGGAAGATGTCGTGAAAGAATTAGCCGAGCAGATAGAGAAAGACTATAAGGACTATCCTGCAACGGACGGATTTTTCTGGGGGCAACAGTTCCAAGAGGAAAGCGTCAAGGAGTACAAGGAACAAGATATCAAGTTCTTGAAGTTCTGTGAACAAGCAATCAACGAAAAGAAAGTCGTTGAGTATTGGTGTAGTTGGTAATGGCTAAAGATAAAATTAACGAGGCGACTACTGTCGCCTCGTCTCGTTCTCGTGGTGGCAAGTTTGATAAAGATAAAACTAAACAACAGCAGGGGACGGCACGGGAAGAAAAAATAATATCAATAATAACTGATAAGGACACAAATGCTTTTAGTGATTTTGCTAAATTTTTGGAACAGCAACTTAACGAACATATTGAAAAAGAAATTAAAAAAAAGTTAAATTAAGTATTGCATAAGATTTAATAAGATATATAAGAATAGGGCAATCATAAGATTGTATAACTTAACAAAGAGGTAAAAATGCAAACAGCAAAAAAGCTAAAGCAAGACGAAAAAAAAGTAGTCCTAGCTTATGCATCACTAAAGCTAAAAGCAAATAGACTTAACAAAGAGTTAGACAGTATGAAAGAACACATTGTTAATCTATTTGAGAGAACAAACCAAAACTTGATTATTGTTCAAGATGAGCATGGAAATAGTTTTGGTCTTCAAAAGATTAACCGAGTTAGAAAATCTTTTGATAAAGATAAATTTAAATTAGCACATTTAGATTTATGGAACGCACACCAAAAGCAAATAGAGTATGCTGAATATAAGGCTATTGGCGAGGTATCAAATGCCCAATAATGATTTGATTAACATTGCTAATGTGTTGAGTGAAAGATTAAACACCAACACACCAACCTCACTAGCTGACATGGTTAT